CCTTGTTGTGTGTGTAACTCCACTAGTCATCTAGACGATGGCGTTTTTGCCCCCACCCCTCGTTCCGAGTGGGGCAAAAGTCGGTACTCTGTACCGTCACTTTTTAAGAAAGGTCGATGTTAATCTTAATATCCCCTTGGATATTATGTGCTACCTTGTCTGGAGCTCTTAGTCCTACTCTGTCGAGTATGTCTCTACTTGCTTCGAGTTGGACATACTCTGACCTAGCTCCTGAAGACAGGTCGATAAGTTTCCTACTCGCTGACACTGCACCTAGTCCAAGTGTACGAGCTATTGCTTGTTGCATATAGGTCTGTACTTTTGGAAGTCGTAGTGTGCGAGAAGCACTTACACGACCTGCTTCTTCGCTTCCTTTACTTGAATATCCTGCAGTTTTAGCTGCATCCTTGATACTACATCCTGTTGTTACGATGGTATCTACTAGCTTCTTCTGTTTCTCTGTAAGTTCGCTCATATAACGCTTTTATTATTCTACCCCTAACTGTTCGTAAGGGTAGGATTCCTCCTTGTCAAGCATTATATTCGCTCTCTTGTGTTCTGTGCTACGCACATCTCTATATGTAGTATATGCGACAAACGGGCTCTAGTTCGCTTCGCTCACCTCAACCACCTTCGGTGTTTTCGCCCAAAGGGTAACGATCCCTGTCGTATGCCCTCACTCCGTTCGGTTAGTAGGAGTGTCGACAAGCGACACCCTTTTATCCCATACACGATTTTCTCTTTACGCAGCTCCGAAGGTCGCTGCTTTATTCGCTAAGGACTCGCCTGACTGTTTGCAGAGCAAACATCTAGGCATCCTCCTACGCTATTGGCTTCGCCTGAGAAAACCCTGCGTTACTCGAAACATCTTCACCTACGGTGATGTTTCTCCGTTACTCGGTATCGCTATGGGCCCCTCCCACACACGGAGTGTACTCGCTTGTATCATGAGTTGCTTCGATTTCACAGGCTTTCAGCGAGGACACGAAGGTCGCACACTAGGTGCAACCCCTGTGTCCCTGTGAAATACGAATTTGCCTCATGATGACTGCTCGAGTAACTCCATGCGTTACATTTATTGGAGTTGTTTATTAACTATTAACTGAAAGGTAATTATGACTAATGATAGAGTTTCAGAGCTTATGACTTATTTTAAGATAAGAGAAGACTCTGATAAGATTAAGAGAGTTGAGGAGTTGGCTATTAAAAGAGATGTAGCTGAGTCGGTAGGTAATACTGATGAGGTGAAATTGATTGATAGTGAACTAACTTGTTATGGAGGTGAGAATGTCCAAACTAGCTAACTTGTTAAAAGTTGTAGGTATTTCGATATTAATTATGGCATGTTACTTTGTAGGTGCCATTTTTAGTATACTGCTATCACCTGTTGTCATTGGGTTGATTGCATACGCAGTATATAAATTAAATAATGACAAACAAACTAACAATAAGGAGTAAATATGAGTGATATTAAAAACAATTACAAAGACGATCCAGAAGCAAGAGTGCTTAATATGGAATTAGTTTTAGATGAAGCTGAAACTAAAATTGTTAATGGTGTTAATGAATTGGTAGATTCATTAATTACACCTTTCATTGACAATGAAGATTGGTCTAGAATTGCAGAGTGGAACTTCGATTCTCTTTATGGTTCTATGTATAGACACGATGAAATGTGTAATGCATCTTTAGACAAGTCTAAAGCAGAACTAAAAGATGCAATGAGAGATGATGTTGGTACTGAAATTACCAAAGGTAAATTAGCATCATCAATCTTCAAAATCAAAGTGCAAACTTTGAATTGCAGAAGATCTGGTTTAATAGTTGATACTCTTGAGAATAAGTACAAAGAGATTTTCCAAAGATCTTATGTACCTAAGTCCAAGAGAGGTTCAGTTACTGACAAAGTTTATGTCGATAAAGCTGAAAAAGATATGATGATTGCAGAAGCCAATAGATTGGTTGGTTAATCATTAAAAACATTGCCTGTGGCTCGACTCTGAGCCATGGGCATTTTTTTATCGTGTTCTGAATTTTTTCGGAACTCGGTGGGGCAAAAACATGAGGTGCTGCCGAATGTCTTGCAATAACAAGTAATAAGTGTATAATAAATAAACAAAGAAAGAGGTGCAAAATGTGGAATAAACTACAAAACTGGCTAATGAATGTATTAGCACAATGGATATGGACAGCTATTATGTTTCCAATCAGAGCTTTCATAGGATTATGTATAGCTATTGGTAAGCATATGCCTGAGAAAGTAGAGCTGCCATATGAAATTAAAAAGAAAACTGTTAAGGAATAATATGACAAGTATACAATTTTATAGTTGTGTACTGTTTTTGTTTTTACTTATCATAATGATTATAACTGTATAGGAGTAATATGGGTTTTAATAAACTTGAGTTTTTAGATAAACTCGAAGAATTACAAACACAATATGCTGAATGTAAAATAAATACAGAGCAATTCGAAAAAAGTCTTAGAGATCTTGGTATAGATACTGAAAGTGTAGCATTTGAAATAGATGCTGCCGAAGACGCTAGGTATAATTTTAAATTAGACCAAGCTAAACAAAATGAAAAGTAATGTATTGCATTTTGTGGTCTTTAAAAAAAACTGAAAATTGGTCTTTGTTTACTAACTTGTGTTTCGTAAATGAAAAAAGTGCTAACGAATTTGCTAGTAAACAGAAATCAAAAAAGCATAATTTTAAAATAGGATTAACTGAGGAGTGGTTTAATGACAAAAGAAAAGAAACAAAAAGTTAAAAAATTTAGTTGGAAAGAACATAACAAATGGATTAGCAGTTTTGCTGATGTTAAAACTGTATATCCAGAAGTTAAACCAACTAAACGTAAACGTAAAAAATAAAGAGGTAAAAATGACTGAAGAACAATTATTAAATCAGGCACCTAAAAAAACTAAACGTAATCCAAATACTATAAAATTTGGTATGTTTGGGTTATCTTTAGGTGAACTTAATTATAATAGATTAAATGCTTATTGTTTAAAACATAATATTACTAAAGCTACTTTAGTTAGATCATTAGTAGTAGATTATTTAGACAGAGCTGACTTTAAAAATAAAATTTATGACGATAAATAGGTAAGTTAGAACCTGTTTGATAGATATACTAGATAGCCTATCAGCTAAAGTCCTACTATATATCCCCCTCGAATGAGGGGGATTGATTAACTAGAAAGAAAGAAAGAGGTCGTATGCAAACAAATACACAAATACAACAAGATGATCTACTCACAATAGATCCAAGTGCGTATTTTGAAGTTGATAAAAAACAACTTTATTACAATGCACATGATAATGAAACTGAAGGAGAAATAGATGCACCTGTAAACAGGTATGCACTTGTAAGAAAAGATAATGGTAAATTACTTGGTATTCATTCTGATGATTACATTGTTAGACCATATTCTGCATTAGCAGAAAAAGTAAACGAAGTAATCAAAGATGCTGTACCAAATATTGACCAATGGAAAATAACTACAGAAGATCACGTTTATGCTGATGGTAGAAAGTTTAGAAGAAATATAAACTTCTGGAATGAGCAAATCTATTTAGATTCTAATAAACGTGCTAACGAATGTATTATTCCACAAGTAAGAATTTATTCATCACTTGATGGACAATGGGGCCAACAAATTATGTTTTCCTCAATGTATATGTGGTGCTTAAATGGTATGGTAAGACCTGATTGGACATTTACTGTGTACAATAAACATAGTTCCAAACAGGATATTACTTATAGTGTCGCTGAGTTTCGTTCTGGTTTAGAAAGCCATAAAGAAATGGGTGACGAAATGTTTAAAATGATGCAAAAGAAAGTGAGTGTAAATGAAGTTACAGAGTTATTTAGAAAAACCTTGGCTAACAATCGTAAAAGAAATCTCGATATCGACAATAACAGTATTATTGTTATGCGTGATCTGGACTCTTTATGGGGTAAGTATGTTGCTAAATATGGCAATACAGTTTTTGCGATTTATCAAACTGCAACTGACTGGGCAACTCATCCAGTCACCAGAGGAGCAGTTTACAATGTTTCGAGAAAACGAGAAAAACAAGTCGCAGAAATGATGCAATCTAAATATTGGGAGAACTTATATGGCTAATTGTTATTTCCATGCCAAATCTAGTGCAAAGAGATGGGGTGGTAAAGCAGAGGATTATCAAAAAATCCACGATTGGATGGATGAAAGTAAAAAACTTTCTACCCATTTTGCACACAGAGCATTAAGACATCATGCTGAAGGATGTTTTGCTGCCGAAAAAGAATTTGGTCATACAATAACGAATAGCGATAATAAAGCTGTTCCTGTACGACTAATAGTAGAGAAACATATTGTCGAAGATCTAGGATGGATTCCTAGCTTTGACGATTGGATTAAACAAATAAAACTATCCCCATGGATGGTGAAAGGACAACATAAGTTATGAGTAATGCAAGAGAAATAAAATTAGTAGGCAATACATTTGATAGTCATACTGATGATCCCAAATGGTGGGATTACGAACTTGAGCAAGGAAGAATTGTTGCTCAAATAGAAAAGAAAAACTCAATTAAACTTCAACCTATATTTAAAAAAATGGTTGAACAAGGAGTACATACACTATCTGTACCATTTTCAGGTGGTGGTGATTGTGGTGGTTTTGATGGAAATATTCTTTACTACAATAAAGAAGGTGAAGAAATAAAAGTAGACTATTCTAAATTAAAAGCAGATGCTTGGAGAGAAAACTATATTCCATTGATACATAAAATACCAACTAAAACTGAACATAAATATACAGTTCAAATCTTTGAATATCAATATACAGATTACAAAGATTATGAAGTAACTGAAGATTGGTTAATACAAAGATTTTATGAGTTTGGTTTTTTGAATGAATGGGGATCATTTGCTGGTGAATATCATGTTTCAGGTGAAGTTATAATTCATCCAGAAACAGGTAAATATACGATGCCATACAATCAATCAATTGAAGAATGGGAAGAATTTGAACCAACAGGAGAAATGTTTAATGAAACTAAAGACGATAATTGAAATATCTAGAGCATTAGGAAATACAATTCCTTGTGATATGGATGAGCAATTGAAAGAAAAATATCTATCCGAAAGCAAAGGCGAATGGATAGAAATTGGTGAAATGGATATAATACATTTTATCAGAGCTTTTAATAAACGACACGATAAATCTACTAAAAAAGTAAAATCTTATGTAGAAGAATTGTTACAAACTATGGAGATACCGTATGAAAGTAGATGAGTTAATAACTTATCTTGCATCAACAGACGAAGCTTTTGCTAAAGTACAAGCAGAGCTAACGTATGGTCAAGATATTTTAAAACACATTAAAGGTGCTTTTGTTTCTGGATCAGAACTTCCAGTATCTAAAGCTACCGAACAATTTTATGCATCTAAACATTATACTAATCATATTGATAAGTTGCATAAATTAAATGTTGAACAATTAACTTTAAAAAATAAAAGAAAAACTGCTGAAATGAAAATAGAAATATGGAGATCATTAGAAGCATCAAGGAGAAAAACTAATGTCTAAAGTACATCTAAAACCATCTGATAAAGCTATTATAAAATTATATACTGATAGAGAACATGATATTTATAATGCTGGATTTAAAGATGCTAAAGAAAGAAACAAAACTATTTTTAAATTTATACCAGATACTAAACCAATACATAACGAAAAAGTTTACGATATAATTGTAGACTCAGTATGTACTTGGTTTAAAATTAAAAAGAAAGAATTGTTTAGTGGTATGAGATGTGCTTATCTTGTGCTGCCGAGATCTATGGCTATTAATTTGTTAAGAGAATGTACAGCATTTTCTTTTCCACAGTTAGCTGTGCTAACAGGTAAAGATCATACTAGTTTAGTTTATCATGTACAAATGAGATTAAACAAAAAACATTATTGGAGATTAGATAACAATCATGGTGTGTATGCAATTATCAAAGGAATTATAAATGAAAAATGCAAGAAATCAGATAAACAATAAAATTGGTGGGCATATTAAACGATTGCGTAAACAATCAAAACTCACACAAAGCAATCTTGCTGCCGTATTAGGTGTTTCCTTTCAGCAAATACAGAAATTTGAAAAAGGTGAAAACCGTATATTTGCACACCAATTGTTAGAATTATGTGATGAATTTAAATGGAATTTAATAGAATTTAGAGCATCAGAGTCATCTGTTTCAGACTCTAAATAGTTAGTGAAAACCATGGTATGCTAATGCCCATGCGTTGTCAGGCGAGAGTTGTGGCAACGCACATTGGGTGTTGACAATTAACTATTTGTGCGTATGCTTTAATTATGGCAAATCAAGAAGCATTAGGCCCAATATTCCATAACCAAGTAATTCCACAATTTGTGGATGCTAGGAAGAATAAAGGAATATCACAATTAGAAATGGATGAGATCTTGGGGGTAGCCAAGGGATTAGTTTCTAAATGGGAGTGTGGAATAAGAAAACCAAGTGGTTGGCTATTCTGTTGCTGGGCAGATGCTTTAGATATGCAGATAACATTAACCCCAAAGGTGCTAAAACAATGACAATAAATCCAAACTTTGAACCTAACGAAGTTACAAATGATCCTATTGTAAATGAAGTTATCAACAAAATAGTTGATAGACATATGCAAGGCATGGAGAAATTTGGCAAAACAATGGAAGATAATGATAGACCGTTAGATGAATGGACAGAAGAAACTATTGAAGAATTAATAGATGCTATCCATTATCTAGTTAAAGCTAGATCTATTATTAAAAAATTCAAGTTAAAAGAAAAAGAGCTTGATACAATGATTGCTAAATTTAAGGAAGGAACATTTGTAAATGATAAGGAAAATAAAACGCAAGAATAACATAGATTATTCAGCTCCTCATAATAGACAAATGCTGTTTCGTATGCGTTTGCTTAAATTTTATAAGCAAATAGAATATGATGATGACATTTATGTTGCAACTGCAACTAAGATATTAAATGGTACACTTCCTTGGAAGTTTGTAAATGAAATAGAAAAGTTGAGGTTAAAAGATGAAAAAGAAAAAAAAGAAAAATGGAAAAAACTTCAAAAGACAAAAGCCGAAAGTCTTGGTCTTAAAGTTAGATCCATCGTGGCAAAATTCAAAAGTTAATTTATTTTTGGATTTGACAAAAGATAAACATTTTTGGAAAGTAGGAGGAACAATATGAAAAAAATTGTAAGTTGGTCAATTGTAGTTAACTATTCAAATGGTGATGAGGATATAAAATATATTACTGAATTACCAAATAGTATTAGTAATCAAATAGATGATTACTTAACTAAAATAGAAAAAACAGGAGATATATATAATCCTATAGATTGGAAAGGAACAAATGAAAGAGTTTGATAGAAAGCAAGGTATTGGTGGTAGTGATGCTACCAGATTATACGAAGGTAATTGGTATGAACTATGGCAAGAAAAAACAGGTGCTACCGAACCTGCAGATTTGTCTGATGTATTACCTGTACAGATGGGAGTACATACAGAACCATTTAATATACAATGGTTTGAAAAACAAACTGGTTTAGAAGTACATGGTAAACAAGAAACATTTTTTCATCCTAAGTATGAATTTATGTATGCTCATGTTGATGGTTTAATTATGCCTGACAAACAAGATCTAAAAGATGGTACAGATAAAGGTGTATCTATTTTAGAATGTAAACATACAAATGCATTTAGTAATCCAAAGAAAGTAGCAGATAAATACAAAGCACAGATACAACATTATTTGATGTGTGTTGCATCTAAAAGATGTTATGTTTCTGTATTCTTTGGTAATATGAAATATGAAGTTATGGAAATATCTGAAGATCTTGAGTTTCAAGAACAACTAACTAATGCTGAAATATTGTTTTGGCATTTTGTAAAAACTAAAAAAGAACCACCAGAGTTTATTAGTTTTGAAAATTTTAACAGTAAGGAGTTTACAGATGGAGAAACAATCATACCCATACTCGCCAGGAAGTAAAGAAGATGGTACATCATTAGAAGCTGCTGAACTTATTAAAGCAGGAGCTGAAACTATAAGAGTTAAAGTGTATGATGTTATATGTAATAAAGGTAATTTTGGTGCAACTGCAGATGAAGTTGCAGAGTTATTGAATTTAAGTCCTTTTACAGTTAGACCTAGAGTTACTGAGTTGTATAAACAAGGTAAAATAGAAAGAGCTGATAGAAGAAAAAATTCAAGTGGTGCTATGGCTTATGTGTATAAAGTCAGTAAGCAGCAAATAAATAAACTATACACAGAAAGAGGTGCATAATGGGAAAACCAATAGATAGTAGAGCATTAGCTATACTAAAGAAACTTAACCTAGATCAAAAAGACGATCAAGGTCAATACAAAGCATTGTGGGATTGTCGTGGTACTTGGGTAATGTATCATAGATTTATCGAACAAGCAGGTGCAGAAAATGGTATTGTATATTCA